AACACTTCTCCCTCTTTACACCCTGACATACACTAACGGCAAGTTTATCATTCCTGTCGGTATCGGCAACGCCAATCAACAGGGTGGATTCCTTGTTAGTACAACCGGTGCATCAGGATCATGGTCGTACATCACGAGTTTGACATTGCAAGGCCTTGCCGCTCCTCAATTCGTGTGGCAGAGACTGATGAACGCCTCTTTTGCTCCAATCTGGATCGGAGGTGCATATGTGGTGGGTGATGGATATAGTGCCACATATGCATACGTATCTTTCGATCTACAGAATTGGTTTGACACTACCGATCCAGTTCTGAATGGTACAACATTTGTGGCTGCTAGCAAAACTGTTTCCGGCAATACTCTATACTTCCGCGGACAGTCTTCCAACACCATCTATTCTGTGGCTCCATATTCTTACGACACATCTTCACAGTTTATTGTTTCCACCAATCTTTCCGCTACTATTGGACTTGCCGGACAGGGTGGATCGGGCACTTTCAAAACTGTGATCAAGACATAGGAAATAAATATGTTTGATGTCAGACATACTGCCGATATTTGCCTTTTTGTTATGGGGCTCACCCTGATTATTCTTGGGGGATGGCATTGGTGTCGGGCGGTGATGAGAAGAATCGATGAATCTATCGAGCGAGCAAAAGAACGTGCTGCAGAAGCACTACGCGCTCTCGCGGCAGAACAAAAGAACTAAGGACATTTCACAAGATGGCAAAGCCAGTTACACGTGCTCAGTTCAAAGACTATTGCCTCCGCAAACTGGGGGCTCCGGTCACTGAAATTAACGTTGATGATGATCAGGTAGAAGATCGAATCGACGAGGCAATTTCATACTACAACGATTATCATTTTGATGGCACTGATAAAGTATACTACAGCTATGCAGTGACTCAAGATGACATTGATGCACGCTATATTCAGATGCCAGACAACATCATAGGTGCTGTTAACTTATTTCCGGTAGGAATGTCTTCGGGATCGAACAATTTGTTTAGCATCCGATACCAGCTCGTTGCTAACGACCTACAAATGTTGACAAATCTTCAACTCGTACCGTTTTATATGGTCAAGCAGAACATTGAGTTCATAGAGCAGATGCTTGTTGGGCAGCAGCCGATCCGCTACAACCGAATCAACAACCGGTTGTATATCGACATGGACTGGTCTGTGCTGAATGTTGGCCAGTTCATTGTTGTGGAGGCATACCAGGTAGTTGATCCTGATGTTTACACGAAGATGTGGTCGGAGCGTTGGTTACAGAACTATGCAACGGTGCTGATTAAAGAGCAGTGGGGGTCGAATCTCTCCAAATACACAGACATGCCTCTTCCTGGTGGTGTAAAGTTTAACGGTGACAAGATCTATGCTCAGGCTGTGCAAGACCGCAAAGAGATGGAAGAGGAAATGATGTCCGGATTTTCGCTCCCCAGTACTGACCTGATCGGTTAACCTATTGATATGGCAGGTAGAAATGTATTCTTCAACAATTTCAAGTCTGGAGTCGAGCAGGGTCTTCTAGAGTCGTTGATCATTGAGCAGATCAATGTGTTTGGTCAGGAGATGTATTACATCCCCCGCAAGATCAACAACCTGGACGAGATGCTAACTGCCGATGACCAAAGTTCTTTTGAAAAAGCGTTTCTTCTTCCGGTGTATATCGAGTCTTACGACTCCTTCCAGGGCGATGGCAGCTTCCTTTCCAAGTTCGGCGGAGAGATTCGCGACCAGGTGACGTTCACAATAGCATCAAAAACCTTCAATCAGGAAGTTGCTGCATATACTGCTCAGGTTCGGCCGAACGAGGGAGATCTGATTTATTACCCCTTGAATCAAAAGTGTTTTCAGATCAAGTTTGTCGACAAATTCGAGATGCACTATCCACTCGGCCGGTTGTATGTGTGGAAATTCCGCTGTGAATTGTTCGAATATTCTGATGAAGTATTCTCCACCGGAATTTACGATATTGACCGTATTCAGAAAATTGAAAGCACCAATCAATTTGATTATGTACTGAAAGATGAGGCGGGCAACTTCCTTACAGATGAAGATGGCAACTATATCGTCATGGAGCAGTACAACCTCACAACAATAACCGGTGAAGGATCCAATGAAGTGTTTGATGAAGAGGCAGCAACATTTGTTGATTGGAATGCTTCTGATCCTTGGGCATCTGGGAGTGTATAAGCTGTGTTAAAAGGTCAGATTTTCTACTTCTCTCTTATCCGTAAATATGTGGCATTGTTTGGGTCGCTGTTCGACAATGTTGTTGTGTTGCGTGTGGATCAGCATGGTGATGTTACCGGACAAATAAAGGTGCCGATCTCCTATGCACCGAAAGAGAAGATGCTCGCGCGTGTGATGCAGGATCCAGGTATCGATCGCCCATCAGCAACACCGACAATGCCACTGATGTCTTTCGAGATGGTATCGATGACTTATGATGCATCACGCAAGCTCCGGACAGTGGGAAAGATTGCCCAGCAAGATCCAACCAATCATGGTAATGCACTCTATCAGTACAACCCAGTTCCCTACAACTTTGGATTTCGTCTATATGCGCTGGTAAAGAATGTAGAGGATGGAACGAAGATAGTAGAGCAGATTCTTCCTTATTTCACACCAGATTTCACAGTATCTGTTGATCTGATTCCAGAAATGGGTGTGATGATGGATATTCCGGTGGTGCTGAACTCGATATCGCAGGCTGACAACTATGAGGGTGACTATTCCGCCCGGCAAAGCTTGGTGTGGACACTCGACTTCACTCTGAAAGGATTTTTGTACGGGCCCGTGAAGACCGGCGGAACCATTCGGTTTTCCAACACCATTTTCTATACTCCAGCGCCGTCGATCATCGACCTTGCAGATGCTGTGGGCAACACATCTCCCATACTTTTCACACAAATTCAGCCCGGACTAACAGCAAATGGCACACCGACCAGCAACTCTTCACTGTCAATCAACCCCAACCTAATCACAGCAAACTCAGACTATGGTTATGTGTACTTTGAAACGGAGCCAACAGTATGAACAACGATGATGATCCTCTAGGCAATTCTATGGGGATCCCCCCAATTCCACCGCGCGACTTTTCTTCAGCAATCTCCGAGATAGTCAAGGATGCATACGATGACAATGCAGTTGATGACTTCACCAAGGCGCGCGCAAATATTATCCAACTGTTGGATAATGGGATGGGAGCAGTGGAAGTAATATCGCAGATTGCCAACTCTTCCCAGGATGTTAAAGCATTTGATGCACTCTCCAAACTAATGAATTCTGTCGTTGCTGCAAACGAAAGTCTTCTGAATCTACAAGAGAAAATTCGCAAGATCCAGAATGCTGATGCAGCGGTAACTCCGGAAGTAACGAACCAGACAATCAACAACAACCTCTTTGTCGGAAGCACTGCCGAACTACAAAAAGCGATCGAATCAATCAGAATGAAGTAGAGTTATTATGGCAAAAACTTCCCACGCGTGCTGGGCATCAGCCACTATGGATGTTTCATCGT